GCATAATGTAATAATAAGATTCCGCTCCTGTTAGCTGGGTTATTTACTGCTGGCCTACTGTGATATTGATGACTTCCATACATCAATATTGCCTGGTTTTCCCTAGGCATATATTCAACACCGTCTATGAATAATGGCCAATCAGTATTCTCATATAAACATAAATCTATTGTAAAAAAACATGGCCCCTCATCTTGATGCCTTGATACAGATCCAAGGTCTCCATAATCAGAAAATATTGCATATGACGGAATCATATTTTCTTCTTCAAATAGCTCTTTGACCTTTGGCAGCATATCTTGATGTAAATTATTTAAATACTCATCAAAATAAGAGCTAATCATTTTTGCACCGTAGTATGATATGTTTTTATTTTCTAGCTTGGGGTGGTGATAAAAATAATTCTTTATTTCCTCAAACTTATCTTTTGGGAAAAAGTTTTCAATAGCCCATGATCTTATATTTTCTGGTATTTTTGCTCCATACTTTGTGTCTTTTTTCATGAGGAGACCTCTATAGATATATGCTTTTTACATACTGAAACCAGCATCCCATTATGCCAGTCCCAATATTCACCATTAGAGTTGCATACATAACACAAGTCTGTAATATTATTCATATTATACATTATATCATTCATTCTGGTATTTAAAATTCTTTCCCACATCCCGTACTGGTTTGGAAAATCCATACCCCTATATACTTGCCCTGTTTCTAAATCTATCAATATCCATTTTTGTGGAGCTTTAGTATGAACAATTAAATCTACAGGGCTTTCAAGATCCCGTATGACCTCTCCGTTTATTAATTTCCTAATTTTAAAATCCTAAAGCTTCTACAGCATCTATTTGATCATCAATAGACTTGGTTATATCTATAGTAAGGTCACTTGAACTATTGTTTGTCCGACACATTTTTATGTTTAGGCTTATACTCATCAAGAACAGCTTTTAGTGTACCATCTTTTCTAAGCCTAACAATTTTACCGTCTTTAATAACTGTGGAATTAAAAGCATCATGTCTTTTAAATTTACCAGAAGACATTATACTTTCTTTCTTCCAGTTCTTTTTACATTAGGCTGCATATTAGTTTCTCTACGAATTCCGTGCTTATTTACGTCTATTCTCATTACGCCTTTTTTATTAACTCCACTCTTAAACTTTCCTTGAGAAGGATTTTTTCGAGTTGCTTCACGAGAGGTTACTGCACCAGACGCTTCGTTATTTGGGGGAGCATCCATCCCTGTTCCATTTTCAGTCATTAATCTGCATTCCCTTTAATAGAACTAATTGTAACTACGTTATTAGAAGACTCTCTTTGAGTTTCTTCTTTGGTTTCGCAACCACATTCTACACACATTATTCGTTTATAAAACTTTCTCTCTGTTGACGATTAGCTGTCATGTTTAAGGTTAAACCTGACTCTCCGTCCCTAGAAACATCAAGCATGCCTCCAGGTATATTTGCGATTCCTGTTTCGCTGCCAACCATCTGGCAACCGCATTCAACGCACACTATTACTTACCGCCGTTTCCAACTCCAGAGCCATCTTGTGAAGACTTATCTTGAGCTGCTGGCCAAGAAAGACCTGCTCCAAATGATCCACCAGATGCTGGCGATTGCGATTGAGCCGCCCATGGGGTTGTTCCTGCTGGCTTTGTTTCATTAAAACCAGTTAAATTCTTTCCGTCTGACATTTTATTTCTCCTATAGGTTTTATTAAGGCAGCTCTAGAAACCTGCCTCACAAACAATTATAGCATTATTTTATCACCTGAGACATATCCACTCCACGGGCCATTATCTCTGGATTTTTGATATCATCATAAGACATTTCTTTTTCTGTCTCATATATTGGCCTAGTTTTAGGCCTGTCTGCATATTCTAGTGGGTATAAAAATGATAGGAAATTATTCCTTATCCCAGAGGTAACCTTTGTAACCTCATGAGGGATAGTTTCATCACCCTCAAAAAATATAAAAGTACCTGGCTTAGGCTTTATACTCCAATTTTGATTTGGAAAGTTTAATATTCCACCTTCATAATCTTCATTTAAATATAGAAGAGCAGCTCTATCATCATGATTATGTGCCTTTGCTTTTATAATATCGTCTTCTGAAAGATAATGATTATCAAAATGTAATTTATTTTCAGCCCCTGGCATCATTGCACTATAAAATAATGTTTGCATCACAAATTTTTTATTATATGTCATAGAAACCATTTCCTGCATCATTATTCCTATAGATGTAAGAAGATCTACAATAACATTATGCTGATCCCAATGAGTAGCTGGAGAATAATCCATTATTGGATTTACTGGTGAAACAGCATAATTTGCTGGGCCACCTTTTATAAATTCATTATGTGGCGTATCTCCTAGTATAAGATTACAGTAAGAAGAAATATACTTAGCAGTATCTGGATGAATAAAATTTTCTACAATATATATTTTATTGAACAAACACTGCACTTCTTTTTGCTTTACGTGAGAGGATCCAATCTCGTACTTAGTCATCTTTTATACTTTCTATTATAGCAATCTTTACATACCTGTATAAATTTAGATTCTGTTGAAGTAATATGCTCTGCTACATTAGAACAGTTAGGCATTTCACAATACTCTACTAAATTCATTTATTACTTAGATTTACCAGTCTTTTTTACAGCAATTTTCTTCTTGGCTGGAGCCTTCTTGACTACGACAGTATTTTCTTCTATATCTATTTCTTCAAAAAAACTTAAACTATCAGAAACTTCTGGAAATCCAAACCACTTTTTAATTTTTTTACCTAAAGTCATATTTTTTTACCTTTTTCTTCTATTTTTCTAATTATAAAACCAAGTACATCCCTGGGCCTCCACTCTGGAGGAAACTCTAAACCTTCTAAATCTTGAATAATTTCATTAATAAACTTCTGCTTTACTATTGCAAAATTATCCCATTCCATCTTATCTAATTCTATCATATTTATAATTATAGTAAATGGGGTGGCTATGCCACCCCATTTAAAATTAGATTACTTTACTAAAGCAACCTTAGCTTTTGGATTCTTTACATTCCACTTCTTAGCCAATGCATTGAAGGCCTTCTTAAGGTCTGCTACAGACTTATCTGAGGCTACCTTATCGGCTGCACGAGCAGCCTTTTCATCAGCAAGAGCCTTGTCTGATGCTGCCTTTTCTGCTGCACGAGCAGTTTTTTCTGCTGCCAATGCTGCTTCTGCAGTTGCCTTTGCAGCATTTGCTGCTGCAAGTTGTGTTGTAAGTGCTGCAATATCTCCAGACAGATCACGTACTGCAATAATCTTTACTGATGATGCAGATGGTGTACTAAATCCTGTAACTGCTGCTGCCATATCGGCTGCTGCTGCATAGAATACAATTGTTACTGGACCAGTTGCTGGAGCAACAAACTTAACATCTGCTGATCCGAAGTTGGTGAGTGTTGCACCTGTTGTTACAGTAACGGTATCAAGTGTTGCACCGTTGGCAATCGCATTTAGAGTCTTTCCAGAAATCTTATTTCCGAATACGTCCTGTGCTGTTGCTGTAACTGTAACTGATGTACCTGCTGGTGCAGAATCTACGCCAGTTAATGCGATACGATCAATCAGAGTAGATGTACCTTGTAGGTAATATACTGATGTTGTGCCCTGATTTGCAATAGATACAGAGCTTACTGCTGTCGTTTTAGTATATACATAAAACGTTGCTGTTGTACCTGTTCCAACATTCTTAGTCCATGTTGATGAACCTGATGATGCTGTTACGGGTGCTGTTGTTGTTGCAAATGCGTCAACTACGACTGCATTTGTTGCTGTTACAGTTACTGCTGTACCTGTATCAATTGTTACTACAAATTCAACTACATCTAGTGAATCAACAGAGTTATCTGTTGGAACTGGGATTGTAATTGGTGTTGCTGCTGCAGTACCTGCAGTTTGTGCTGTCCATGTCGGGGACGCTACGGTTCCTGTGTTCTTCTTTACAGAAGTGATAACCATAGGAGCAGCACTTGCAGATGTTGCAACAAGGGTACTCATTGTCATGGCTGCAACCACGGCTAGAGCGATTTTCTTGAATGATTTCATTCTTTTTATTTCTCCTTATATATTCTACAATCTTGTGATTGAGAATTCTAGTCTAATTCCCACACTCTTACATGAAAAGAGCATGGATCTCCACCTTGGTCCCATTCATAGGACTCTTCATCAAGAAGTGGTGGACCGTCATGCGTATTACAAAAAACATCTGATATCCAACCTTTGTCGTAGCCAAATTTAATCCAATCGTCAAAGCTTAGATCCATTCCTTAATCTCCTCTAACATAATATGTTTAGGCTTGGCACCAATAATTTTTTTTACTGGCTTTCCGTCTTTAAACAATATAGTAGTAGGGATGCTTGTTACTTCATATTCGACCTGTTTTATCAATTCATTGTCGACATTCAATTTGCCCAGCCATATACCAGTTTCCTGAGAAACTTCTTCTATGATTGGACTGAACATCTTGCATGGCCTGCACCACTCTGCCCAAAAGTCTATCATTATCAATTTATGACTATTTATTAAATCTTCAAAATTATCATCTGTGACAATCATAAAACCTCTGCATGGGTTGGCCAATAGTAACTGCAAGACACGCAGCAAGTATATCCTAGTTGCCTATAATCTGCAAACTCAGAATAAAAGTAATATTTTTCTGGATCTTTTTCGTACAGTCTGCCTCTATGTGAATAATGAACACGCTCATCTCCTAGCCACCATGGGGAATCTGATTCAAGCATTATAAAGTTATCTTGATATATTTCTTCAAATTGATTCATGGTGCTATTTTTATAGCCTCTCATTATAATTTCCTTTACAATTGATTCGTTATACAAAAATAACCAATCTTCATGTCCAGCCCACATTTTAACTGCAGGATGATTTTTCCATGCACCAGAACTGTAAAGTCCAGCTAAAGACTTTAATACCTGTAAGTTTTCAACACTTTGCTTAATAAGTCTTTTTCTGTCTAAATGCTTGGCAGTTTTTTCAAAATTTCTATGTGGTAAAAAGGTTTGCATACCTATATCCTACTAAATAATGTGGGGAGAGTCAATACTCTCCCCACCATATTACTTATTCTTTAATTCTTCAGCAGCATCGTTAAAACGCTTCATAAAGTTTTGAATAATTAAGACAGTAACCTCATAAGCATTTTTGCTTAACTTAGAAAGAGCTTCTTCGTTTTTTTGATCTTCTGGTAGTGCGAGTGCCCATTTATTGTATAGGTCCTCAGAAACTTGACCAATAATTTCTTCTAAGACAGTAAGATTTCTAGCCATTTATTGCCTTCGCTAAGTCAATAAGATTGCCTGATACTCCTCTTGAATTTTTGATTGCAAGAGATGTATTCTTAATTATTTCAGATAGTTGTGACATAGTCAAAGTATTTTTGGCTGACTTAATAACTAGCCACTTTGCAGCAAATGATGCAGTAGCAGTTGAAGATCCTGCAGCATACGCTTGAATACCACCTGGTCGAGTTACCTTTTGATTACCATAGTCAAAGAAATCAGTTCTATTTGAATCGTGATTATTGTAGGTTGCTGGGGCATTATAATTTTCTGAGCCTGCAATTGCAAAAACATTAGGAGACATATTGCATGCTGGCCAGTCAATTCTACTATAATCTCTGTCATTACCAACGGCAAACATTACTGGAACATCAATGGAGTTAAGCTTTAGTAATGCCTGATCTAAGCCAGTATTGACTGGGCAATAATCAGTAGATCTCAGTAGATTGTGATGTCCTTGTGACATTGAAACTGCTTGAATATTGTACTTACTTTTATTAGCATAAAGCCATTCAAGAACCCTTGGAATTAAAGTAGCCTTGGTCATTTGTCTACGTCCATCAATAGTGTTCCCAATAATACGAACAAATAAAATATTCATATTAGGATTGTTATTAATTGCAACAGAAACCATTTGCGTTCCGTGATTAAAATTATTATTAGATAAAATATTCATTGGAAGAACTGAAGCACCTTCTCCCTCCATAAATGCTTGACCATTTGGACAAGAGTTCCAATCCAAAATACAAACTTCTCCGATAAGCTTTTCTTTAATTTGTGGGATAGAGGTATCCAGCGCCGTGTCAAGAATGGCTAATGTAGGTGCATTGACGGTTGAGTTTTTTAGTACTGCTTGTGCTGGTATTGTTCCCGCCGAAACAATCAACACTAATATCGCAGTTAGCATTTTTTTCATAGTCATATAATATAATATACGACAGGGTATGTCAATAGCTATCCGTTAATATCTGGTCTTGGTCTTCTTGGATACCATTTACCTGAGTCCATTGACCTTGCTTCCTGAGCTTGTAAAAAAGTTTGTAGCACTTCGTGCATTAAATCTATTTCAATTCTCATCTTGTATATTTCTAATTCTAATTGATTAATTCTTTCTGATTTTCTCACTCTGATCCATCTCTATCAATAGGTGTGGGGGCAGTTGCCAATGTTCCACAGTTTATACATTCCATATCTATAAAATAACTTGCTATTTCATAGTTATAAAAAATTACTTTTAAATTCCATATTTCAGATCCACAAGGACACACATGCGTAGGGTAACCCCTGATATCCATAGACCTGCTATAGTCTGGCTTTACCTCATTAATATCTTTAGGCTCATCCATATACTGATTATACTCTATACTTCTATTATTGTAAAGGGAGGCTTGACGCTCATAATAAATTTAGAAGCTGCCTCTAAAGCCATTCTTACACGCTTTCTTGGAGTTTTTATTGAGGATGTAGAAGCTAAAGATCCAAGAGCAACTTGTTGTCCGCTTCCCTCTGCATAATACAATGTACTCAATTCAGAAACATGATAGTCTACATCCATCGAAAATATTCTACCCGTATTTTGAACAGCAATAATTATAATTCCACCCTCATCTCCATCATCTGTATTTGATCCAAACTTACCATATCCATGCTCTTGATAAACTTCTTTAATAGACTCAACAAATTTTGTACGCATGAATTTATCTAAATTTTTAAATCCCGCTGTTGGCTTATAAATTGGTGGTGTCCAGTTATACTGTAGTATCTGACCCATTCTGAAACTATCTACAAAACCAATACCAAACTGACCAACTCTAAAAACCTTTGGATCAGTTACTTGTAAAACTAGTCCAGATTTTTCATCAGATGCGGCGGAATCTCCACCAAGATATACTTTATTACCTACCGAAAGGGCTACAATACAGGTCATATACCCTATTGTA